CTTATTGCCGAACGGCGAACCGACCCTATCTACAAGCCGACGTCCGATCCAGTAGTGGCCGAGGTTGATCCATCGACCAAAGCTGTCATCGACGATTTGTTCCTGCGTCTTCGCGGTGCCTGTGGCGCATGGCGCCAGTCTTGGCCGACTGAGACCGTGATGAACGCCTCGAAGCTTGAATGGCTCGGCGAGTTCATGCGCTCCGGGATCAACCGGATGGAGCAAATCGACCATGGCATGCGCGTCCTGAGTGCGAGTAAGTCGGCATTCGTTCCGGCGCCTGGCGTTTTCGTTAGCTGGTGCTTTGCCCCTGAAGGGCTGGGATTGCCGAGCGTCGAAAAGGCTTACGCCCAGGGTCTTCGCAACTGCCATCCCGCTATGCGTGATTCGGCCAAGTGGATGCACGCTGCGGTCTACCACGCTACTGCGGCCGCTGGTTTTCATGGCCTGCCATTGCTCTCGCGTGAACTTGGTTTGGCGAGCTTCGAGCGTCACTACTTGGCCCAGTGCAGGAAGATCTGGAAGGGTGAACCCCTAGGCTCTATCCCTATTGCTGAACTTGCTGCGCCTAAGCCTGATCGCAACCCCGAAGTGGGTAACACCGCTTTGGCCAACTTGCGCGCGATGCGTGCGGGGAGGGCAGAACGTGTGTGACCGTCGCCTCGCTGTACCCGAAATCGATACCTATCGCTTCGCAGTGTTCTGCTGCTCGTTCAAGGTCGATTTGAGTTCACCGCCTGATCACGCGCTGGCGCTGTTTGCCGACGAGGCCATGGCCAAGCGTTATGGCTCGTGGATGTGGCCTGGGACCTACGAAGTCGTCGACGTTGTGACGGGGAAGCCTGCATGCGAGTGAGCTCGAAGAAGCTTCGCGCCTCGGCCAATGGTCAAGAGTGCACCGTCCGGATGCCGGGCCTCTGCAATCACAATCCAGAAACGACCGTCCTCGCGCATCTGCCTTGCGGGCAGAAGGGCATGGGCATGAAAGGCTTTGACACCGTGGCGGTGTACGCGTGCTGCGCTTGCCACGACGTGATCGACGGCCGAGCCGCCGGCGAGATCGACTGGCAGGACGTGCCGCGCGCCATCGCCGAAACCCACGAAGCCCTGATCAGGGCTGGAATTCTCACCGTGAAGGGGGCCGCATGAGTACCGCCGCGGTGAAGATCACCGAAGCCGAGATCAAGCGCCAGATCGCCGGCGCCGTGCAGGACGTGCGCGACCTCGAAAACAAGGGCCTGTACCTGCGCTTCAATAAGGCTCGCACCGGTGGCTCGTGGTACCTGGTGTTGAAAGGCGAGTGGAACCAGATCGGTACGTTCCCCGAACTGACGCACAAGCAGGTCGTCGCGGCCCTGCCGTCCCTTCGGCTGCGTCTGGCCGCCGGCGAAGGCGCGAGCCTTTCGAAGTGGAGCACCGTTGGTGAGCTGCTGGACTGGTTTGCTGACCGCATGTCACGCGATCGCAATCTGTCGACCAAGCGCAAGAATACTGGCGCCTCGATCATCAAGTGCCACCTGAAACCGCGCCTCGGTGAACTGCCGCTGATCGGCATCGACAAGGCCGCACTCGACACCCTGCTGATGTGGCCGCTTCAGGAGACGGTTTCCATCGACTACGTGCGTTCGGCATTCCAGCTGTTGGCTCTGGCATTCCGGCAGGCGGCCAAGCTGGGGATGATCACGTCCAACCCGATGGCGGCGATCCGGTTCAACGACTTCTCCAAAGCAAAGGTCGGCATCAAGCCGTCTCGTCTGCGCGGTGTTCAATTGGAGGGCCTGATTGGGCAGCTGGCCGAAGTCATGGCCAACACACCGCTGGATTCGATGCTCGCGCTGATGATGCTCTGCCATGGCACGCGGATCGGCGAAACCAGGATGGCGCGTTGGTCGCACATCAGCTTGGCCGAGCGCGAGTGGTTCATTCCGGCGGAGAACACGAAAACCGGTGTCGAGCATCACCTGCCGCTGACCGAGCAAGTGTGCACGCTGCTGACCCGGTATCGAGAAGACCAATACGCTCGAGGCTATGAGGGCCAGTGCCTGTTCCCTGCGCGCAACGGCAAGTCACTGGGCGAGGCTCAGGGCTGCGCTGTATTTCGTCGGTTGGGGCAGGGCGAGTGGACCAGTCACGACCTGCGCAAAGTGGCCCGCACTGGCTGGGCAGACATTGGCGTTGACCACCTGATCGGCGAGCTGCTGATCAACCACGCGATGGGCCACAACGTGAAGGTGTACATCCAGTCGGACGTGATGAGTCGCAAGCGTGATGCCCTCGAGCAGTGGCACGCACATCTAGATCAGAAAGGCTTTGCAGCGATTCACGGATTGACCGGCTTTAGATTTGAAGATTCTGGTAATTCGCTGCAAGCCACAGACCATAAGGCCTGCAAGGCCACTGAAGAAACAACCATAGGCGAGGTTTAAAAATGGATAAAAAGCAGCATGGCCCCGCCTTTGTGCGCCGCCAGATCCCGCTCACCGACTGTCCATCCTGTGCTGGGAAGGGGTTGGTCAAGGGCGTGTTTCATCAGCTCGACTGCATCGGTTGCCATGCATCCGGCCTGGTGCGTGCTGAGACGCTGGAGCCGCTGCTGCTGGAAGACCTGGTCATTCAGCTCGGCATGTTGATCCGCCGAGAGCGGCACTTTAAGACCGTGGCAACGAGCAGCACCGTTGAGCAGTACCAGCAGAGCAACAATCGCGGCGCCGGCCGCTCGTCTTTCAAAGGGGATTGAAAACATGATGATTCGTAAGCCCGCAGGCCGACCGTTGGGCGATACCGAGTACTTACTGGAGCAGTGGGGCTGGTGGAGGGTGGACGGAATAGGCGTGTCTGGTTACACGTCTCCAACTTTAACGCTGATGCGTCAAGCGGTGCCCCAGCCCACTGCGAGAAGGAATTATTGCATCACCGATGACTGGGCTATCGCCGTAGACAATGCGTTGGCCGGGCTCGCACAACGAGACCAGCAGATGGGCGACATCATTTGGCTCTATTATGGCGCCAAGTGGCCCATGGTTCGGGTTGGTAAGCATTACGGTATCAGTGAAGGGAAGGCCAGAGAGTTAGCTAGAGCGGGAACAGCCTGGATTGACTGCGCTTTGGGTAATATGCGAGAAGTTGCTTAATAGCGATAGTATGTGGTCAAGCAGATATGGCTACTGGTTTTCGGTAGCCATATCTTACGTATTTAACTTTATGCTGTTGTACCTATAATTCTTGGCAAAATACGCTCGATGCGTTTTTTTCTTGTCCCTTTTGCCTGTTTGTGCTGGCGATGAAGTAGTTCAGATACTTGTAATAGCCATTTTTCCTCGCTTTTCAAGATTGTCTTCAATTCACCGTTTATATATCTTTGCTCTAAGCCTCTGCTAATGTATTGCCAGTTTTCAGGGGGAGATCCCATCCATTCTTGCACGAAATCGCTAGGCTCTATAGAAGCTAGAATGTCTACTCGAGCGTAGGTGTTGCCTCCACTAAAAGTGTAACTGATTTGTCTTGCGAACTCCGCTCCATCCGTCTTGATTAACTCTAATAGATCATTTGCAAGGGAGGGGAAAAGCTTTTTTGCTGCAAGCGATCTAGACGTTGTTAGGTAGGCAGTAACGTTCTCAAAATGCGCTCTGTAGTCGTCTTGGACCCAAAATGCATATCCGTTATAGCCATGCGAGAACTCTCCGCCAAATGCATTTGAAGTATTGATATTTGAAGCGAGCCTGTCTTGGTCAAGAAGATCGTCTATGTATTTTTTGCAGTCCATCTCGGTTTGAGCATAGTTTTCGGAAATTATCTCCATGTCAGAAAGCAGAAAGCGTAAAGCGAATAAGTGAAGCAGTTCACCAAGATTGTCAATTGCTCTTTCTTTAAATTGAATCATCAGTGTTTTAGCGGCTGTATTAGATTGGTTGTCGCTGATTTCGTCAAATTTCATAAATACAAGCCAAGGTGGTAGATCATCAATCTCAACAAAGTGAAGGCTGTCGTTTAATGAGTCTCGTATTTCGGATTCAATGTAATTCCCCTTGATTAAAATGTTGATGAGTGCTTCGTCTTTAATTATTTCGTTACCGAGCTCTGTACTGCTATACCTTTTGTTTGCGGTGTAAATTCTAGGTGCATCCAAAACTCCAGTTTCTCTGGCACGTTTCATTTGAAATCGTATTATTGATTGATTGCGATCAATGAGGTCTGTTTCTTTCAATCGGCCCGACCTGACTTCAAGGCTCGTAGCACAAAAAAGAAAGCTTAGTTCACGCATTGCAGTGGTATTTGACTTGTGGTGCTGCGAAAGTGCTTTGAATAATCGACTGAGATCTTCTATGGTATGCTTGAGTATTCGAAGGGAATATGTGTTTGATTGCTCAAAAATACTGAGAATGTCACTCTTCATTCCTCTGATGGTGCTTTTTATTTCTTGGTCGTTGAGTCTGTCGGTAAAGCTGTCGAATGCGTCAGAGGTCTGTGGTGTTACTTCAATTGTTTGTCCAAATACTTTTTCTTTCGTATCTTGTAGGTCAGATGAGATTTTTTCGTCGTGGGCAATGACTACTACCCGGCACCCGTGGTGTTCAACATATTTGTTGAATACGCCTAAAAGATCTTTTGTGGGAATGCTACTTCTCTCAAGATCGTCAAAAACGAGAATTCGGTCTGTATTTACTTGTTCTCGCAAAAAAGCGTTCGCTACTCCTGAAAGTAGCCCGCCAATATTTATTTTTGCGAATAGAATTTCAAATTCGGTTCCGTCAGTTTTACCTGCTGCATCGCGGGCGAGTGCTTTTAGGGGAAACATTTTTGCATAAACTGCAGAGTAAACCTCTTCGGTGTTCTGAGTTCCAAATAGGCTTATATAGTGAATTTCTCCGTCAGTTAATATTTTTTTTATTTGATGCGTCTTTCCAGACCCCCAGGCACCTGTTATGAGAACTCCGTAGCCGGGATTTTCTAGCTGCTTGTAGTACTCAAGGTATGAACGTAGGTGAGAGCTTTCAGCAGTTTTCGTTTGTTTTTCTGATGCTTTTATTTGGCTGGTCATGGTATTGAAATTCTAACCTTCTTAACGGTGAGGTTGGTATTTGTAGGCATGTTTTTAGGGCTTGTGTAATTGTTGGCTAATTTTCTTTCCGCCCCCCCTTACGTCTACTGAAGCTTATGATATTTGGGTCCACCAAAAAATCCTTTTCCGCGCGGAATAAGTCTGTTTTTATAGCAGCGTGGATTGCTGTGAACGCAGCGTGACGCATTCGAACCCCGACCAATGCGTCGGTTTCTTACCTTTCTCAGCTTAATAAGCCTCGGCATTTGCCGGGGCTTTTTCGTTTTCGGCTCCACGACACCCATCGCTCTGAGCTGGGAGTGCTGCTGGAGCCGGATTTATTCCCGACACCACCAGGCCTCGGCCGGGGGTGGCCTATGAGAGTCACCAATATGTCCGAACCCGGTCCACTCACCGCCGCTGGTGGTATTGCACTGTACAAGCTGGGCGCCTTTGGCTTCATTGCCGTGCTTGCCGCAGTTGTCGTAATGGCGATGACACTCCCGAAGACGGTGCGTGAGTTCTGCGTCGCGATGATCAGCACCACAGTCTCCAGCATTTGTGGAGGTGCCTTCGTTGTGCGCTGGTGGGGTATTGGCGACTGGGCAAACGACGACGTGGGACTGATTGCTATCGGCGGTTTGATCTTCGTGTGTGGCTTGCCGGCATGGGTGCTGGTCCGCGCTTGGTTCAAATGGGCTGAGGCGCGCAAGGACAAGGATCTGGGCCAGCTTATGCAGGACCTGGCGGATCTACGCAATGATCTGAAGGGGCAGTAAGTCAGACACCTGCAAGTGAGTTCAAGG